AAATCGCTTTAATCTCAACACCAAATGGTATGGATCCATTATATTATAAAACATATGATAAATCTAAAACAGGGGATAACAATTTCAATGTTGTAGAAATGAAATGGTATCAAGATGTTAGATATAATAGGAATCTTTATTGGGTTAGGGGTGATGAAAAAGAAGAAGAAATACGTTGTAAAACTTTAGATAGAACTAGATTAAGGTGGGAATATTTAGATAAAGTTTATGAAACCGATGAATCTACCATAGATTATTATGAAGTAATGATAAAAGATGGGTGGAAACCATTATCCCCTTGGTATGAAGAGATGGCGGCAGATATGGGTGACCCCAAAAAAATTGCACAGGAACTTGATGTATCTTTTATCGGTTCAGGGGGTAATGTTGTAGATGATGAATATATTACTTATCACGAAGAAAATTTCGTAAAAGATCCCGAATTTTCTGCGGAGTTAGAAAAAAGTATGTGGATATGGAAAAAACCTGAAGTGGGTCACAAATATATAATGGGAGTGGATGTTAGTAGAGGAGACGGAAAAGATAGTTCTACTATAGTAATTTTAGATTTTGAAAATTTAGAACAAGTCGCAGAATTTAAATATAAATTACCACCTGATATGTTGGCGGAAATAGTTTATAAATATGGTAACATGTATAATGCTTATACTGTGGTAGATATTACTGGCGGTATGGGGGTTGCTACTGTACTGAAACTATTGGAAATGGAATATAAACATTTACATTATGATGACCCTAAAAGTAGAAAATTATCAGAAAAATACGCAAAAACTGTTTATAAAGAAGGTGATAAAGTTCCAGGATTTAATGTCGGTAATACTCGTCTACAATTAGTTTCTGAATTAGAGGAACATATAAGGGAAAATAAAACTATTATTCGTTCACGAAGGATGGTATCAGAATTAAGAACCTTTGTGTATCGTAATGGTAGACCAGATCATATGGACGGATATCATGATGATGTCATAATGGCATACGCAATGGCGATATTTATTATACAAACATCATTTAAAAAATTAGAACAGGTTGAGAAACAAACTAAGGCAATGTTAGAAAGTTGGGTTAATGTCTCAACTAAACAAACTACTCCTTTATTAACTGAACAACATGTAAATCCATTCTATACTAATACACCAACATATCACCCAAAACAAACAAGTAACGGTAATAATGATAATGGTGAATATAACTGGTTATTCGGTATTAGATAGTATTTAAATTTTTTTGATATTTATTATAATAGTAATAAAGTATAAGATATAAAATGGCAAGAAAAACGATATTCCAACAATTAAATGATTTATTCGGACCTGAGATTAGAAAATCAGAAAATAAATCAAGATATTCTATTAATGATAAAGAACTTCTAAAGACTAAATCTAAAGAAGAATTTGAATATGAGAAATTACAGAGACAACAAGATGCCTATTTGGCGAATATGTGGCAAAAGGTTGACAATGAAATTTATCAACATTCAATTTATTATGAAACAACTCGTTTGGCTTCATATGCGGATTTTGAGGGGATGGAGTTTTTCCCTGAAATCGCTGCAGCTTTAGATATAATGATGGAGGAGTCCACCACATTGAACGGTGAAAATAAAATATTAAATATTTTTTCTGAAAGTAGAAGAGTTAGAAGAATCTTAGAAGATTTGTTTTTCAACAGACTGGATATTCATACATCATTACCTATGTGGACAAGAAATGTCTGTAAATATGGTGATGATTTTGTTTTCTTAAATATAGATAGTGAGGAAGGTATTACAGGTGTAAAACAATTACCAAACATAGAAATTTCTAGAAAGGAAACAGAGGGGTTTGGTGAGAATCCAGCAACAAGAGAAACAGATAAATTTAATACCGTTAAATTTGTATGGGGACAAAGAGATATTGAGTTTAATGCTTGGCAGATTGCACATTTTAGATTATTAGGGGATGATAGAAGATTACCTTACGGTACTTCTATGTTAGAAAAAGCCAGAAGAATATGGAAACAATTATTACTTTCTGAAGATGCGATGTTAATTTATAGAGTAACTAGGGCACCAGAAAGAAGGATATTTAAAATTTATGTTGGTAACATCGATGAAAAGGATGTACCCGCATATGTTAATAATATCGCAAACAATTTTAAAAGAAGTCCTGTTATAGATCAAAAAACTGGACAAATAGATACGAGATATAATCAGATGGCACAGGATCAGGATTATTTTATACCTGTTAGGGATCCAAATGCTCCGAGCCCAATAGATACACTTGCGGGGGCGACAAATTTATCTGAAATTGCAGATATTCAGTATCTACAGAAAAAATTATTTACTGCCCTTAGAGTTCCTAAACCATTTTTAGGTTTTGAGGAAGCGAATGGTGAAGGTAAAAATTTGGCATTACAAGATATAAGATTTGCGAGAACTATTAATAGAATACAACAAGCAATGTTGCAAGAGTTAAATAAAATTGCAATTGTCCACCTTTATATTTTAGGTTTAGAAGATGAATTAGAAAATTTCACATTAACTCTAAATAACCCATCAACTCAAGCAGAGATGTTGAAGATTGAACAAATGCAGTTAAAGGTAACATTGTATAAAGATTCAGTTGCAGATGCGGGTAATGGATTTGGGGCAATGTCTATGACTAGGGCTAAAAAAGAAATATTAGGTATGTCTGATGAAGATATCAGAAATGATTTAGAACAACAAAGATTAGAAAAAGCGGCAGCGGCAGAAATGGAACAAACTGCAACTATCATTAAGAAATCAGGTATTTTCGATAGAGTAGATAAGTTATATGGTGATTTATCGGCAGTAAGTGGTGGGGCACCTGCGGCTGAAGGTGGTGAAACCACTCCACCTGAAGAAGGTGGATTCGGTGGTGGTGATATCGGTGGAGGTGCATTTGGATCAGAGACAACTCCTCCAGCAGGTGGTACTGAACCTGCGTCTCCAGAGCCAGCGGCAGAACCAAAAACTGAATCTATGAGAAAGGCAGAAAATTTATTATTAGAACAAACTAATAAAAAATATGAGGAAAAAGTGAAAAAGTATCAGAACATTTATTTAAAAAGACTTATGGAAAGTTTAGAAAAAAATGAAAATGTATTTAATTTAGATAGTGTAGAAAAGGATACAGATACGTTAAATTCTAAAATAACTGAAATGACTAAAGAAATAGATAATTTAATTAAATAAATTTTTTTAAAAACTATTGATATTTATTTATAAAAATAGATATGGAAAATTTCGGTAATATTAAAGATACCTTCAAAAATTTAGTTGTTGAGTCCATCATCAGACAAGATGAAAATGGTAAAAAATTATTTTCTAAGTTTTTAAAAACAATTAAAGAGAATAAAACATTAAAGGATCAATACTTAATTTATAATAATTTACAAAATACTAAATTTGATGACTCTTCGGAGGCAAAAGAATTCGTAAAGGAAAATATTGAATTACTTAAGAATTTAAATGAGACTCACCTTAAAAAAGGTAACGAATTTTTTATGAAACTTCTTAAAGGTAATAAAATTGTAAAAGAAAATAAAGAATTCTATAATAATGTTTCTTATTTAGTATCCACAGAAAAAACACCGTCTAACATTAAAAAAATTAATGAGTCAATTAATTATATCGTTAAATTTATGTTAGAAAAAGAGGAAGAAAAAGAAGTGGTGGCGGAAACAGTTAATCTACCTTCAAGTGTATTAACATCATTGGCAGTTAATAAATTCAATTCAAAGTATTCAGATATTTCAGAATCAGAAAAAGAAATTATCAAAACATTATTAAACGGTTCTGACGAAAATAAAGAATCAATTTTTAATAAACTTAAAAGAGAATGTATTGATGGTATAGATTCTAAATTAAATGAATCAACGGATTTAGAACTTAAAGATAAATTGTTAAAAGTAAAAGATAAACTATTAACAACTAATTTTAAATTAGAAAGTTTTAAAACGGACATTACTAAAATTTATGATTTAAAACAATCTATCTAATAATAAACTATAATTTTACG